GCCAAGCAAGGCGAACCCATCACGGTCACAGTGGCGCGGATCAAGAAGCGGGATGATTGCTCGGTGGAATCGTTCATCCCAAGCATCCGAGACGGCAAGGGCATGGTGCATGAGGCGGTTCCATCGAACCCCAAGTTCTCCGGCCCAGCCAGTCCAGAGATTGATACGTTTACCTATCAATTGAAGCTGTCTGACAAAGAACAGATTGCGCCTGGGCGGGCGACATTGCTAGCCACAATCAAGTATAAGTGCCCAGAGGGAGATCGGGTGGTGACCTATCCCAAGCATAAGAACCTCACGTTTGAACTAACGGAGAAGTAAATGGCACCCCTACTTGCAGGAATTGTCTCCTCTCTGATTCAGAACAATCTTCCGAAGGTCGCTCAGGCGGTCGTGGATAAGGGTCTGGACTATGTTCAGGAGAAGACCGGGATTGAGCTTAAGCCTGACATGAACCCCGATGAGGTCAAGGCCCTGCGGGAAAGCGCCATGAAGCATGAGGAGTTCATGGTTGCGCAGGCGAATGCTAATACGGATAGCGCTAGGAAGATGCAGATTGCTGCCCTTCAACAGGATGACAAGTTCTCTAAACGCTTCGTGATGTATCTGGCCATGTTCTGGTCAGCCACGGCGGTGGTTTACATCTTCCTAATTACGTTCACTGACATCCCGGCGCTCAACGTACGGTTTGCAGACACTATTTTGGGCTTCCTTCTTGGCACAGTAGTGGCGACCATTCTTAACTTCTTCCTTGGTTCTTCTGCGGGGAGCAAGGAAAAGACTGAAGCCCTAGCTGCGGAGCTTAAGAAATGAAGGAAAACTGGGACTTTGCGTACACCAAGCTGATTGGCCATGAAGGCGGTTTCACCGATGATGAGCGTGATCCGGGCAACAAATTGCCAGACGGACGTAAAGGATGTACCAACTTAGGGGTGACGCAACGGGCCTGGGAAGACTACATTAACCGGCAGGTCACGCATGATGATATGCGGGCGCTAACGCCAGTACTAGTCAAGCCCTTTTACAAAACGCTATATTGGGATAAAGTACGAGCAGACGATCTTCCGCATGGCGTTGATTACGCAGTGTTTGATACCTGCGTTAACTCAGGGCCAGGGCGTGCGGCGCTGTTGTTGCAAGAAGCGGTTGATGCCAAGCCGGATGGCGCTATTGGCCCGATGACCCTTAATGCCGTTCGCTCTCACAACAAAGAATTGTTGATCAAAGATTACTGCAAGCGTCGCTTGGCCTTTATGGAAGCCTTGCCTACGTGGAAAACGTATGGCGCAGGATGGGAAAGTCGCGTGAAAGAAGTAGAGGCAATGGCGTTGAAGTTGATTCCGCCTGCTATCTAAAGAAAAGGATTAGAGATGCCAAGCACCTACTCACAAAATCTCAAGATAGAGCTGATCGCCGTTGGCGAACAGACGGATGCTTGGGGTTCTACGACCAATACCAACTTTCAGTACGCGCTGGAAGACGCAATCACCGGCTACGCGCAAGCGACGTTTCCTTTGGATGCGGACTACAATTGGGCCGCTGGTTATGTAAACTCCAACGCCGCGCAGGCGCAGCGCAATCTAGTTATTGAAGTGCTTGGTACGTTGTCGGTAACGCGCAACTTCATTGTGCCGACGATTGAGAAACAGTACATCATCTATAACGCTACTGTTGGCGCGCAAGCCATCTTGGTAAAAACGTTTGCAGGAACTGGCGTCACAATACCAAATGGTGTGCGGGCGCACGTTTTTGTAGATGGCACCAACGTTATCTCAATGGTGACGTACATCCCGACGTTGAGCGCAGGCACGTTGAGTCTAACGTCGCCTTTGGCGGTTACTAGTGGCGGGACGGGGTCGACGACCTCAACAGGCACGGGCAGTGTGGTGCTAGCCACCAGCCCAGCGTTAACCACCCCTAATCTTGGGGTGCCGTCCGCGGTGACGCTGACTAATGCGACTGGCCTACCGCTGACTACTGGTGTAACCGGCACTTTGCCCTTGGCTAACGGTGGAACTGGCGCTACGACTGCATCTGTGGCCAGGACTAATCTTGGCTTGGTTATTGGTACTGATATTCCCTCTGTCGCCGGCCTTGGAGCGACTGGCAGTTGGGGGATCAACATTACGGGGAGCGCCGCATCGGCGACTAGCGCTACCACCGCAACCAATATTGCCGGGGGCGCTGCTGACAGGCTTGCCTATAACACAGGGGCCGGAGCAACTGGTTTTGTTGTCGCGCCAACAGTAGCAAACACGTTTTTGCAGTGGACCGGATCTGCCTTTGCGTATGCCGAGCCTGTTCGATCTATTTCTGGCGGCACCACTGGGCTGACTCCCGCTACTGCCACCACTGGGGCTGTAACGCTTGGTGGCACATTGGCCGTAGCCAACGGAGGAACGGGCGCTACTACCTTGACGGGCTATGTCAAAGGGGCTGGCACCGCAGCGTTTACGGCGTCAGCAACGATTCCAAATGGTGATACAACGGCAACCAGTGCCAATACCGCCAGTGCAATTGTTGCTCGAGATGCATCGGGTAATTTCTCGGCCGGTACAATTACCGCGGCGCTATCGGGTAACGCCTCGTCAGCGACAAATATTGCTAACGGGGTAGCTAACCAGATTGTCTACAACTCTGCAGCTAGCACATCCACGTTTATTGCAGCTCCTACAATAGCAAGCACTTACTTGCAATGGGACGGGACTGGGTTTGCTTGGGCTGCTGTTACGAGTGGCGTGACAACGTTTTCTGGGGGTACGACTGGTCTGACGCCTGCATCTGCAACCGCGGGAGCAATTACGCTAGGCGGGACGTTGGCAGTGGCCAATGGAGGCACTGGGGTAACGACATCGACTGGCACTGGGTCAACGGTGAGGGCGACCAATCCAACGTTGTCAGGTGTGACGCTGAACGATGGATTTACCGAAGAGGTATATGCAATTTCGGGGACTAGCCCATCAATTAGCCCAGCAAACGGATCCATTCAAACGTGGACGCTATCGGCGTCTAGTAACCCAAGCAAAGGCTCATGGAATGATGGTCAGAGTATTTTGCTGATGGTTGACGATGGTTCTACTCCGGGCTTGTACACTATTAGTTGGTTTTCCATAACGTGGCTTACAAACGGTGGAGTGGCGCCAACGTTAGCGGGTACGGGTTATACAGCTATTGTATTGTGGCAAGTGGCTTCCACAGTATATGGCGCACGCGTTGGGGATAACGTCTAATGTTGTTTGCCAAACTATTAGCTGCAACTCGCAGCGTATATGGAAAAAAACAGATCATTGTTGCTAGTGATCCAGCAGTCAATGAACTGTTTGGATTTGCAACAGCGATTTCAGATGATGGCGTTACGATTGCTGTTGGCGCATACCAAGACTCCAGTACGTTCACATCAACTGGGGCGGTATATATTTTTACCAAATCCGGAAGTACGTGGGCAGAACAACAGAAGCTAACAACATCCGACAAACAACAAGACGATAATTTTGGTCGTTCTGTGGCGTTGTCCGCAGACGGCAATACCATGATTGGCGGTGCGCCGTTAGAAGATGATTCAACGTATACCAGCAACGGAGCCGTGTATGTGTTTACGCGGTCTGGGTCGACGTGGAGTCAACAAGCCAAACTATTGCCATCAGATATTGAAGGCGGCGAACGGTTTGGGTGGGCTGTAGCTCTTTCTGATGATGGCAATACCGCGATTATTGGTACGTACTTAGAGGATACCTCGCCATCTACGGATAACGGGGCGGCATATATTTTTACTCGTTCTGGTTCAACGTGGTCGCAGCAAGCCAAACTCACAGCAAGTGATTTGCAATCAAGTGATTTGTTAGGAATTTCTGTTGCAATTTCTAGTGATGGCAATACGGCTATTGTTGGAGCGTCTAACGAGTCCACTTCTCCGTATACAAGTAACGGAGCTGCGTATGTATTCACGCGGTCTGGGTCGACGTGGAGTCAACAAGCAAAATTACTCGCTACTGATTTAGGCAATAGTGATAATTTTGGGTTTAAAGTTGCTTTGTCCGACAATGGCAATACAGCGGTGATTGGAGCGCCTAACAAAACTACGTGGGGTGCTGTCTACGTGTTTACGCGCATCTCAGGCACATGGGGGCAAAATACAAAAATTAATCCGCCCTCTGGCGTGACCTCGGTGCGATTTGGTTATAGCGTAGCAATATCTGGTGATGCTTCGCTTATCATGATTGGGGCTTCTGGGGCTACCGCTTTAGACAATGGCGTTGCGTATTTGTACAAAGCATCGCCGTCATATCAATTAACGCATCGCTTTACTCCTGGGCTTAGCACTGTGGCTAGTGAGTATGGCTATTCGGTTAATTTGTCAGCAGATACTGGTGCAGTAGCAATTGTGGGTTATCCGTTCTACAACAATGGATCTGCCAATGTTGGCGGCGTTTACATTTACTCATAATCATGCCACTGAAAAAAATTCTCCCTAAGCCTGGGATTAACCGGGAAAACACGCGATATACCAATGAGCAGGGCTGGTATGTCAGTGACAAAGTTCGTTTCCGTCAGGGTACTCCGGAAAAAATTGGCGGCTGGGTGCGTCAATCGGCGTACACATTCTTAGGCGTGTGTCGGGCGTTGTTTTCATGGGTTGACCTAAGTTACAACTTGTGGACTGCGGTTGGGACGAATCTGAAGTATTACGTCACGCGTGGCAATGACTTTTTTGATATCACGCCATTGCGTGACACAACGACACCTGGTGCCGTAACGTTTTCTGCTGTTACTGTGTCGCCATACAGCTCGACTATCACAGTCAATGATGCTTCGCATGGTGCTTTTGTCAATGACTTTGTAACGTTTAGCGGCGTTATTGCCGGTGGTTTGGGTGGCAATATTACCAAAGCAGTTCTTGAGCAAGAGTATCAAATCAGTGAAATCGTCAATTCAAACAGCTACAAGATCATTGCCAAGGATCCAACAACGGGTTTGCCAGTCACCTCGAATGCATCAGACACTGGAAACGGTGGTGGCGCTGTAGTTGGCGCGTACCAGTTAAACGTAGGTAGTGCAATTGCCACGGTGCCTAGCGCTGTCTCATCGGCAACGTGGGGCTATGGAACTTGGGGATCTGGCCCTTGGGGTGGCGGATCAAACATCGTGCTGCCGTTACGCTTGTGGAGCCAAGGCAACTTTGGTGAAGATTTGGTATTTGGTCCGCGCGGTGGCGGCATGTACTACTGGGATGCCAGCCTTGGAACAAACGTTCGTGCTGTTGCTTTGGATGGGATACTTGGCGCAACCGACGTGCCTACTGTACAAAATTTCATACTGATTTCCGACATCTACCGATTTGTATTTGCGTTTGGCTGTAATGACTACGGGTCGGTTATACAAGACCCAATGTTGATTCGTTGGTCCGACCAAGAAAGCGCGATTAATTGGACGCCAGGTGCTACGACGCAAGCTGGCAGCCTGCCGCTTTCTCGAGGCTCGGAGATCATTACTGGTGTTCAGTCTCGCCAAGAGGTTCTGGTTTGGACTGATGCGGCGCTGTATTCATTGCAGTACTTGGGTGCGCCAGACGTATGGGGCGCTCAGTTGATGGGCGACAACATCTCAATCATTAGCGAAAATTCCGTTGCCTTCTCAAACGGCGTTGCGTATTGGATGGGCGTAGATAAGTTCTACACCTATAACGGTCGAGTACAAACGTTGCGGTGTGATCTGCGGCAATACATCTTTAGTGACCTAAACCAGCTTCAGCAGACACAAGTTTGTTCTGGAACTAACGAAGGTTTCAATGAGATTTGGTGGTTCTATTGTTCTGCCAACTCAAACACAATTGATCGGTATGTTGTTTACAACTATGCCGAAGACATTTGGTACTACGGCAGCATGGCGCGCACAGCTTGGTTGGACTCTGGCCTGTTGGACTATCCGATTGCTGCTACGTATAGCAACAACATCGTTGATCACGAAAACGGCGTGGACGACAATGAAACGTCCACCACTTTGCCAATCGTAGCCACTATTGAATCTGCGGAATTTGATTTAGATGACGGCGACAAGTTCATGTTTATTCGCCGCGTGTTGCCGGACATTACGTTCCGCGGATCGACAGCTACAAATCCAACTGGTACATTGACGTTGATCCCGATGAAGAGTTCAGGCTCGGGCTTTAACGATCCCAAGTCCGTCGGTGGCTCAAGTGATGCGGCAGTAACCAGGACGGCCACTGCGCCAATCGAGCAATTTACCGGGCAAGTGTTTATTCGTGCGCGCGGCCGGCAATTGATTATGAAGTTTGAGTCGTCTGGTCTTGGGACAACGTGGCAGCTTGGATCGATGCGGCTGGATATGCAGCCTGACGGAAAACGCGGATGACCTACCTCATCACGTCAGACTATGAGCTGCAACGGGTTGCCCCGCCGGCACTACCGCAGGCAACGGCGCAGTATTCACAGGCTTACCAAGATCAATTTAACAACGTATTGCGGTTGTACTTCAATCGTCTCAATAGCATTTTGGGGCAGCTCATGACAGCGGTAGACACGATCCCGGTATCAATAGGCGGCACTAATGTTGATGCGTTTGGGCGTCTACGTGTAAGCCAGCCGTATACGTTGTTTGACAGTCAGAACCGGTACGCCGCAGACAATCAGTTTGATGTTTCAACAACGGGCACAGGCACTACGACTTTTCTGCCTAATGAAGCTGCCGTCAAGATGGAAGTCACCGGTGCAGGCGTTGGCTCTGTGACTCGCCAGTCATATCGTTCGTTCCCATACCAACCGGGAAAAGGCCTGTTAGTGCTCGCCACCTTCGTAATGGATAGCAGTCAAAGTCTTAATCTCACACAACGAGTTGGCTACTACAACGATCAGAACGGCGTCTTTTTTCAGCGCATTGATGGTGTGTATTCGTTTGTGTTGCGGTCATACGTTACCGGTTCAGTCTCGGACGCGCGGACGGTCAACCAAGCTAATTGGAACGGTGACAAACTAGATGGCACTGGGGCGTCTGGGTTTACACTAGACCCTTCCAAAGCGCAAATCCTGTGGATGGACTTTGAGTGGCTGGGCGTGGGCTCGGTGCGCTGCGGGTTCATCATCGATGGCCAGTACATTGTTTGCCATACGTTCAATAACGCCAATGACATTACCAACGTCTACATGACGACGGCAATTTTGCCGGTGCGTTACGAAATTAAAACCACCACATCAGCAGTTGCTGCATCGATGAAGGCAATTTGCTGTTCAGTTGTGTCAGAGGGCGGCTTTGAGCAAACGTCTGTAGATCATGTTGCTCGACGCACCACGGTTCTGGGCACGATCGGTGGGACCTTCTTGCCTGTGGTGTCTATCAGGCTTGCATCTGGGCGAACGGGCGCGGTAGTGCTACCTAACCGTGTTCAAGTGTTACCCACGACAAGCCAAAACTACGAAGTGGCGCTGGTTAAGAACCCTACGTTGACAGGCGCTTCTTGGACAGCGGTGCCTACAGACGCCAACGTCGAATTTGACGTGGCCGCCACCGCTACCACGGGTGGATCGATAGTGCAGACAGATTACACAACAGCTTCTGGTTCGGGTGGGACGACCGGGTTAGCTGCAGCAACCGGGTACAACTTTGACCTCCAATTGGGCGTTTCACTTGCGGGCACAAGTGACATCTACACTGTTGCAATTAGAACTGTATCGGGTGCGACTACGGGTGATGCAGTTGGTTCGCTGTCGTTCTATGATCTAACTCAATAACTGTTCAGGTGACCCATGGGCTGGCTTGAAGAACGACTGCGAGACGCTGGAGATTTTTTCTTTCACGGAGGGTTGGAAGACGACATCCGTGATCTTGGTCGTTCTATTGATGATGGCGTGCATTCAATCGGCCGCAAGATTGACGATACGGTCAGCGGTTTTTTGAAGGCTGTAGAGGATGACCCCCTTAAAGCCGCGGCGTCAGCTTTGGCTATTTACTCTGGGCAATGGTGGGCGCTGCCTACGGTCAATGCTGTCGATGCGCTGGTAGCCGGGGCGGACATCGAAGATGCAGTAAAGGTTGCTGCTAAGACAGCCGCGGTGCAGTACATCACGCAACAAGTTTCGGGCTATGTTGGCAATTCAGAAGTTGTTCAAAACTTCGGTCGAGACATGTCCGACTTTTTGAGCATTGAAGATCCGGCGCTGTTGGACGATTCATGGACGGAATGGACGGATTACGGGGATACGTTTTACCCGCCAGAAGATATTGCTGCGTTTGCTAACTTGGGAACCAACGGGCTGTCCAATGTCGCCAAGACGGTTATTGGGACCATAGCTAACACAACAGCGTCAGGCGTGCGGGCGTTGTTGCAGGGCAAAGATGTACCTGATGCGTTATTGCAGGGGGTTAGCAACGGAGCTTTTAGAACGTTGCTGTCGTCCAATTTGGCGGGCGAAGATTTAAAAAACGCACCGGACTTTGTGAAGCGGGCGATTGCCACAGCAGGGGCGGCAGGCGTGCTTGGCGAAAGCATGTCTGGTGCGGCCGGGGGGTCGCTGCTGAATGACGCGATGTCTTATGTCAAAGATGCGTTGTCAGATAAATATAATGATCTGACCAAGGACGTAAAGCTTACGTTCAATAATCCGTTTGACATGTACGGCAACACTAAGACCACGGTCACGACAAAAGCGGACCCGATGGATCAAGCTAAAGCCGCGCATGACAACCTGGAAAAGGCAGTAAGCGAATCGCGGCGCGAGTACAAACGTTACGAAGATGCGGTCACACGTGGTCAGCAAAGCCGGGAAGAGTTGGAGCAATCTTATAAACTACTTACCGATCCGACGGCACTCGTAGTTGCGCGGCAAAATTCTGATGACCCATGGTTTAGTGCAAGAAAAAATTATTCTGATGCGCAAATTAAAGAAGCGTTATTAGACAGATACAAGTCTGCCGAAACCAACATTCAAAGTTCTAATCAGTTTATTCAGGAATTTGAAGCCAAAGCATGGCCTGTGTTGTCGGACAAACTTGAGGTTGCACGGCAAAAGTTTTCGACTGCAATAGGCGAGGCATCAAATGTTGACGCAGAGATGGCGTCGACGGCGTTGTCCTTGATGCAAACATACGATCAGGTAGCCAATACCATAGCCAAAGCTACAGGCGTTGATGTTGGCAAAGTTGATCGTATGCAGGTTACCAACCTGATGAACGAGGACAAGCCGTTGGAAGCAGCGTACCAATACGCTGTCAAGACCAATCCAAATTTTATTGCGGATTCGATCAAGCAATATGAAAGCGATGTAGCGGCGGGCAAGACGCCTGACTACAACGCGATGAACGTATTGATTCGGGACTTGAGCCGGTACGACGATGTGAAACGCATCAACCCCGACTTCAATGCGGACGAGTATAAAAAGTTGAATGCACTAGATGTGTCCAACCCATATGAACATTATCTGACTACGGGTTCGGACAAGCGTTATGCCGGAAGTGAAAACGAAGCGGCGTGGCGCCGTAGTTTAGAAACGTCGCGTCTGCTGGGCCAGGCCGCGGATTTGGTTGGCGTTGGCGTAAATGAGCTATCCGACGACACGCGTAAAGCATTGACGGATGCAATCAATAGCAAATTTGCTGATCCTCGCGATTTCAAAGAGATGGCAGAAACCAATCTACGCAACTGGGATGACGTTGCTGGATTGAAGCTTGCGCCTGCCCGTCTTGCAACGCTTAAAGACGGTATGGCTATTATTGTAGAAGGCGCTGGAGCGGGCGCTTATGCAGTTGCTACTAATCGGTTTGTCGATGGACAAGAAGGACGTAGACCGCAAAACGATATTGATGAAGAAATATCGGGTGCCAATAAAAGCTTGCAACAACAATTTGGTCAAAGTTTTGCAAATACTTACAGTGTGGGAACTGAGGATGATGTGATTGAAGGTCGTGGGCGATGGGTAGAAATGCCTATGTCTACGGATGTTACAAAATCTCGAATGGTATATTTAGTTTCAAAAACACAAGACGCGGAAAATGAGTTAGCTAATATTCCTGTTGATAATATTGCACAAGCTACTGCATTGGCAAATGCGCCAACTTCGTACTTTGGCGGCAGTGAAGAGTTGCGTAATTACTTTAAGGAATTGGTAGACAACTTTAAAACCAAAGTATCGCCAGTTGGTAGTGAAGCAATTAATACTGCTACTAAAATGATTACGGAAGATGTGCCTGTTGTGCTTAGCGGGATTACGTCACCGACCACGGCGGGCAATGTTCTTAAAGCGTTTGGCGGCGTGCTTCAATCATTTAATGGAGTTGTGACGTTAGCCGGCATCAATCCAGAGTCAACCCCGGTTGGCAAATTTGCCAAAGAGATGGTGGAGCTTGGGAAGGCCACGACGCCCGCTGAGTACCGTGCGGCCGTAGACGCCATGAGCGCAAATTTGCAAGGAGCGCAAGGCGCACTAGGTGCTGCCAAAGCAATTTGGAAAAACTTCACAGATTACCCAACAGAATTTTTAGCAGAAATTGTTGGGGTAGAGCTACTGCAAGAGGCCGCGCCATTGTTGATTGGCGCTGGTGCATCTACGGCAGTACGCGGCTTAGCGCTGGCCCGAGGTATGGGGCAGAAGTTTGCTCAAGAGCTAGGTGCCAAAGCGGGGTTGACGGCTGGGGCGATAGCGGATATCACGGAAAGCGTTGGCGGTACCGCAGCGTCTACGTTTGAAGAAGCGTACAACCTGGCTACCAAAAAGCTTGGCATGTCAGAAGCGGAGGCTACTAAAGTCGCGCTAGACATGGCCGCAAAAACTGGCGCGTTTAGCGGGCTGGTAACGGCGGGTACGCTTGGCATGGGAGGTATGGCTGCCGAGAAGGCAATTCTTGGCCGAGTAACGTCGGGCGAGACGGCAAAAGCGTTTGATACGCTGATGGACCGTGTGAAATCTGGCGCGGTAATTGGAATTAAAGAAGGTCTTTCAGAAGGCGGCGAAGAGGGGATCACTGGCGCGTACACCGAAAGCCAGATGTACAAGCTAGATCCTACGCGTGACGTATCGGCAAATATTGCTTCCAACGCCATCCTTGGGGCAATTGCTGGTGGCAGTATTGCCGGCGGCGCATATGGGTTTGCATCTGGGCGGGACGTGCTATCCAACGCCATGATGATGAACCCGCAGGTGCAGGCCATCATCCAAACGTCGCCAAACATTGCGTCCGCGCAAGCACAACTTAGTGAGCTTGGGATTGACAACGACAATGTTCGTAATGAAATCCTAAACACCAAATTTGGCGATCAAGTTGTCACCAACTACGAAGCGCAACGAGCGCTTGAGCGGGATACAAACTTTACTCCAAACGCTGCCGATATTGCCCAATTGGCTGGCCAAACCTCCCAAGCAGATTTGGCAAGCCGTGCTTTGGCGTATGTTGATCCCCGCGTTGTAGATGAAAGTGAAGTTATTCAAACGCTACAGGCGTTAGGGTATGACAATCCTACGGCTGAAGACATCAGTAGATTTACTGGCCAACGCGATGAAACGTCTACGCTTGCCGCGGCACGGTCCGAGTTTGATCCACAGTTTGTCAATGAGGCGGAAGCCCGTTCGGAATTTGCGAAGCTTGGGTTTGATCCCAATGTTGGTGATATTGCACAATTCACGGGTCGTTCTGACCAAAGCAAACTGGCTGGCAATATTGCCAGTTATGCTGATATAAATGCTGTGGATGCGGCGGAGGCGCGTCAGGCGTTGATTGCTGCGGGAATCCCAGAGCCAACGCAACAACAAATCAATAGTTTGGTTGGTCAGTACAAAGAGGCTGATCTTGGTACCGAGCTGGCCAAATCTTTTGTTACTAATGACGCGGCACGCCAAGCGTTGGTCAATGCTGGGATTACTAACCCGACCGCAGAACAAGTTGCGCAATTTGTGGGTCAGTATGACCCCAGCACATTGACCGGCAAAGTATCAACGTACGCCGATCCGTTTGTTATTGATCGCGAAGAAGCGCGCCAAGCATTGATTGACGCCGGCATTCCTAATCCGACGGCAGCCCAGATTACTGAGGTAACCAAAGCTGGTCCTGAATCTGCGCTTCCCGCTCAAGTACAGAATGTCGCTACTCGAAGCATAGTTGAAGGTGTTGTGGGCACGCCCAAAGCTTTGCCCACAGAAGAAGACGCCAAAACGGCACAGAAAATGGCTGTTAGATTGTTGCCATATGACAGTGCATATGACTACAACGGTGATGGCCGGATTACGTCATTGGATGCTTTGGCTATATCAAAAATGGCTAATGGCATTGATCCGGGGTATGCGCCATCTGCTAAGTTTGGTGAAGGCAAAGACTGGCAGCAGCCCACCGGGTTGTACAAAGAGATTGCAGACGTTGAAACCGGATTGCGTAAAGAAATTAAAGACGCAGTTGCTGGCATCAAGTTTCCGGAAGGCATTACCGCGGACGACGTTACCAAAGCTATTGGTGACTATATGACGGCCAATCCTGGCTTGTCGATTACGGATGTTGCGGCCAAGATTGGTGAAGCTACACAAGGGCTTGCTACTAGCGAGGGAGTTAAAAAGGATATTGGCGACGCACTGCAAGGCTACGCTACCAAGAAAGAAATTGAGGATGCAATTGCGGGCATCCAATTCCCGCCAGGGTTGACTTCTGAGGATGTCACCAAAGCCATTACAGACTACATGGCGGCCAATCCTGGCTTGTCATTAAAAGATGTTTCTACGGCAATTGATAAGGCCACCAAAGATTTACCAACATCGGCAGATGTTAAGAAAAACATTGCTGACGCATTGACTGGTTATGCTACAGCTAAAGATATTGAGGGGGCTGAAGATCGCATCCTCAAGGCAGTGGCGGATGTTCAAGCAGGCAATACAGAAAGATTTGGCGACATTGACGACGCGATTGCGGATTTGCGCGATGCCGGTCTAACCGAAGACGATATCCGGCGGATTGTTGGCACGCCGTCAGTGGCAGACGATCCAACCACTCCAGACATCAATGAAGCTGCACAAGCCAGTGGGCTGTATCGAGATATTGAAACGGCTCAAGCAAATGTTGCCAAAGCAATCACAGACACCGAGACGCGTCTTGGCAAAGCAATTGACGACGCCAAGAAAGAGGGGCTTGCGGGTGATGCGGCGCTGCAAAAAGCTATTGACTCCGTTGCTGCTGAACAAGGCAAGAGCAAAGAGTCGCTGCTTGCTGCAATTGGCAAGTCGGAAACCGATCTAAAAGCGGATTTCAAGACGCAACTAGCTACCGTTACGGGCGCTATTACGGATGTTGAAAGCCGGCTTACTAAAGCAATTTCGGACGCCAGCGCGGCAGGTTTGAAGAGTGATGAGGCGTTACAAGCAGCAATTGATAAGGTTGCAAAGGATCTAGGCACTACAAAAACTGATGTGCTAGCAGCGCTTGGTAAATCTGAGGCTGCGCTTAAAACCGAGTTTGCTTCGCAGTTGGGCGAAACAACCAAGGCGTTGACTGGCGAACTGGGCGCCGTCAAGAAAGACTTGTCCGATGCAATTGCGGATGCCAAAGCTGCTGGACTAAAAGGTGATGCAGCGCTACAGGCCGCCATTGGCGTTGTTGCTGCTGATCTTGGCACGACCAAAGATACGCTGCTAGCGGCGATTGGCACTTCCGAAACAAATCTAAAAGCAGAATTTGCCACCCAATTGGGGTTGGCGACAGAAGCTACGCAAACCGCCATTCAAGGCGCTGAAGATCGTGTTCTTGCCAAGATGGGCGAATACGAAGCTGCCGGAATTACGCGGGACGCTGCGCTAGACAAAGCAATTCAAGACGTTTCGAAACAACTAGGTGTTGCGCGGACTGAGCTTGAAAAGCAAATCTTTGGCGTCAGTGAATTGGTGGGCCGTCCGGGTCGCGCTGTAACGCAAGCGGATCTAGATCTTGCTCGGCAGATGGCCCAGCCAGATCAGCAAGTTGATCTTGGCTATGACGTAAATCGTGACGGCAGGATTGATGATGCGGACATCAAGTTGCTGGAGTCCATGCTGACGCCGCAAACTGGACAGCCGCCCCCGCCCCCGCCTGGAGCCGGCAGCATTTGGGCGCCGTCAGGCATCTATGCGCAACTAGCAACCCTGCAACAGCAATCTGCCCAGCAAGCGGCAGCGCAATTGCAGGCTACGCAAACCGCCCAGCGTCAGGCAAACTTTGGTCAGATGCTAAACCTGTTGTCGCAACAACCAGATATTTCGGGACAGAAGGTAACGGTAAAACCGCCAGATCCTGCGCGGATTGGTTATACGTATGACTGGAGTAGCATCTTTGCTACGCCGGGCCAAGAGAAGCTATTTGCATCGCCATTTGCCGAAGGCGGCCAAGTCGATGTCGATGAACTGATTAATATTTTGCGGAGCTAAATATGAGTAACGAATATGCCATCGATCCAGATGTCGAATCGTACATGGATGTAGGCTATGGTTCTGGTGACTATTTGGCACAGCAAGATATAGATTCAATTATGAATCTTGGCGGTACGCCTGAACAAATTGCTGCCAATCAATCTACTGTTAGCGATTTGCTTGGCACGTTTGGATCTTCTATTCTGAAGCTATTCCAAAAGCCCAACGGGGAAACAGACTGGGGCAAAGTGGTCACGGCTGGTGGTGGACTGCTTGGTTTGGCGCAATCGCTGCGTGGCGGCGGCCGAAACCAGCCTGTTGGTTACCAAGGTGGTATTCCAAAGTATGAGGCTGTTCGTACGGCGGTTGCCCAACCATACGACGCCAGCCGTCGTCCTGGCAGCGGAGGTCAACGATACTTTACGGACGTTCGCTATACGCCTGCCGCTGACGCAGAAGCGTTAGCTGCCGCAAGAGAGGCGTCTACTCAAGAGGCAAAGGGTTTGCGTGAGCTAAACGCAGCACGCGCAGCAGAACGGGAGTCCAAACCGGAACAGACCTTGGCGCATGGCGGTATTGCTGCGTTGGCCAAAGGTCGATATTTGAATGGCGCAAGTGATGGAATGGCGGATAAAATACCGGCAACAATCGAAGGTAGAGAACCCGCCAAGTTGAGCCACGGCGAGTTTGTTATCCCGGCTGATGTAGTGAGCCATCTAGGCAATGGCAACTCTGAGGCTGGTGCGCAGCGGCTGTACGACATGATGGATCGAATCCGCAAAGCCCGTACAGGAACTCCCAAGCAGGGCAAGCAGATTAATCCAAACAAATTTATTCCTTCGTGAGGCCATCATGCGCAAATTTGCGGCCGGCGGTGAAGCTGGTACTCCTACTGGTGCTTCTGAATCACTAGCCAATTGGGCTGGTCCGTATGTCACCGAAATGCTGGGCCGCGGTCAGGCGCTGGCCAGTCAGCCGTATCAGGCTTACACTGGTGATCTAACCGCGGGGCCGTCGGCACTTCAGACGCAAGCATTCCAAGGTGTTGCTGGTCTAACGATTCCGACTTCAGCCCAGACGACGTACAACCCGCAAACCTTTACGGCTGATGTAGCACAAACCTACATGAATCCGTATCTGACTGCGGCGCTACAACCGCAGTTGGATGAAGCACGTCGTCAAGCTGATATATCACGGTTGCAAACTGTTGGGCGCATGGCGCGCTCTGGCGCATACGGCGGCGGCCGGCAGGCAATTGCCGAGGCAGAATTGCAGCGTGGTCTTGGAGCCAACCTGGCCAATATTACAGGTCAAGGGTATCGCACGGCATACGACCAAGCGCAGGCGCAGTTTAATGCCGAGCAGCAGCGCCAGATGCAAGCAACCCAACAAGCACAACAGTATGGGTTAGCAGCACTTGGTCGTCAGGCCGAACTTGGTGGACTGCAAAGAGGCATCGAACAAGAAGGTTTGTCTGCCGAACAGAAACAGTTTGAAGAAGAGCGGATGTATCCGTACAAGCAAGTGCAATACATGCAGTCATTGCTGCAAGGATTGCCAATTGCTGCACAACAGTATTCGTATTCTGAGCCTGGGGTGTTGTCATCTATGTTGGGCAGCGCTAAAGGACTCAAAGAGTTGTATGAAATGCTATTCCCGACTAAGTAAGGCTTCGTAAAATGATTAATCAAGATCTCGAGCGCCGCATCGAAGCCTATCGCGGCAATCCTCAAGCCTTGATGCAGAAGTATCAGCAGAGTCAACAGTTGATTGACTTGCTAGCGCTTCAGAAGATCAAGTCCGAAAAGGAAGCGGCGGCACGTTCATTACAGATGACGCAGCCGCAGCAGCCTATGCCTACCGTTGCCGAGCAGCGCGAACAAGAAGTGATGGGCATGGCTCGCCAAGAGGTAGCCGAACGTATTGGCGAAGTGGCGCAGCAAAAACAGCAACAGCAACAGCAAGCTATGCAGCGTTTGATGGGCGGTTTGGCTGCCGCGCCTGGGGCGCAAGGCATGATGCCGGTCCAAGCAATGCGAGCAGGCGGCATCGTAGGCTACAACGGTGAAGAAGAGTCTATGGTTGCTGCCGCTAGTGAATACCCAGAAGAGCAGGCGCCATACTATTCAGATCGGTTGCCGATGAGCGAGGAAGAGCGGCAACGTTTGCGGGACATGGAATATGATGAAACGCGTCGGTTGATGCGCCGATTCCCCAGAGGTGAGCCGCAATCGTTAGCAGAACGGCAACGGCGCCAACGGGAAGAAAAAGGCTCAATCTACAGTGAATACTTTGGAATGACGCCATCTGAACGCGCTGCTGCGCAGTTTGGCAAAACTGGAGAAGGTCGTACTGATACACAAGGGCTGGAATCGCAAGAGGCTGCGCGCGTTCGGGGAATGCGAGATCGTGCGTTAGAAGGTGGTTTGCCACAAATTTTGGAGCGGCAAGAACGCCAAGTTCCGTCAATTGTGCCGGATGCATTGAAACGTCTTGTGAGTACGCCAGCAGAACCGGCATATTTACAAAACGTACGCGAAGCTCTTGCTAAAGAAGAGGCGGCTCGTCTGAGCGGCCCGGACGCGCAAGAACAACAAGCGTTACAAGTTAGTATGGCGCAATCGCGTCCAGAAGAAAGAGGTCTTGGGTCTACGCCGCCGGCTATGGCAAGGGCTGCTGCTCCGGAGGCTCCTCGGCCGAGGCTTGCGGCGCCTGATCAAGCGCGCATCCAACAAATTGCACAAGCGGGGGCGCAGCCCGGCCAACCCGCGGCTGGTGGTTTGCCGGATTTCTCGCGGGAAATTACCGCAGGCATTCAGCGTTACTTGGATCCAGCGGCAGCAGCAGCGGAAAGGTCGCGAGCAGAAGTGGCGGCACGAGCGGCATACGGTCGTACACCAGAAGAACAGGCATTGATTCAACGTCATATCAAAGAACTTGAAGATGAAGAAAAGCGTCGGTTCTCACCGGAAGCAATTCGCCAACGGCGACTTGATGATTTTCTGATGGGTGCGATGAACAAAACGTCTACGGTTGGAGCGCTTAGTGGTGGAGCAAAATCTGCCATTGCCGGTGGTCGCGCCGTGGAAGAAGCAAAACAGCGGTTTATGACGGATCGGCAAAAGCGTATTGAAGACTTCATAGAGTCGCAACGCAGGATTCGCGGAGAAGTGTTTGGCAAGTCTGAAGAGGCCGGCAAGGCGATGACCGAACAGGCTGGCAAAGCACTGACTACTGCTGGTCAAGTTTCTGGTGACGCTCAACGTGCGCGTACCGCTCAAGCGCAAATGGCTAATGAGTTGTTGCGCCTTGGTATTGAACGTGAGTCGGCCGAGCGGATCGCAAGACTCAGAGCTGAAACAGATATCATGCAAGCCGAAGCTACGCGGGCGGGTAATCTGTTACAACAACAAGATCGTTTGTTGCAGCGCGTTACAGAGAATGAGCAACGCGCTATAGCTGAACTGGCAAAGAGTCCAACTGGGTTGGAACTCAAAAAGTTGCGGGACATGCGAGCGGAAATGGGTGGAAAACTTACGCCCGCGCAAGAAACGCAGCTTAAAAATCTTGAGGCTACGTATGCACGCCAAGAAGATTTGGTGCGCAAAGATTTTCAAGCGCAGCGTAATAAACTTGAGATGTCTGGGTTCACGGTGATCAGGGATTAAGACATGGCACGGTACTCGGTACAATCCCCCGATGGTGAAATCTATACTATCGAGGGGCCGGAAGGCGCTACAGATGATCAATTGATCCGCGTCGCCCAGCGCGAGTACATGGAACGTGCGCGTGAACGTATCCGTGCCGAGGCCCAAGCACAAGTGGCAAATTTGCCACCCGAACCAACTCCTCCTCCAAAGCGCACCGCATTTGAGTCTGTTGTTCAAGATCCAGCGGCTTCTTTAGTTAAAGGGTTGGGCGGGTTGGCCCAGTTCCCTGCGCAGTTATATGGCTTGGCCACTGGTGATATGGACACCGCCCTGATGCGCGCGGGCGAAGCTGTCCAGCAATACGGCCAGGAGATGAAGTCGCCCGGCCTAGTAGCTCTTGAGGAAGAGCGTCGCCGCAAGAT